AAACGGTAAATATGAGCAGGAAAATGATTGCAGGCGCAATATACAAGTAATTTTTTAACTGTATCAACATCTATAAGTTTATGGAGCGACTGGTAGATCGGTAACATATATGGATCTATTTTTTGATGCATGTCACCAGGAAGATATCCTATTTTTTCTCCTGCCGCTTCAACATAGGAGGACTCTACTGTGTGGGTACTTAGCCATGCCAGTACCCCTGGCTGGTGTGCGGTAAAAAGATCAGATATACCACTCTTGCCGCTCAAATCGGAAAGGTTTAATGTCTTTAAAACGTCTGCTTCCGCTACCGGTATAACTGCTGCCATCTTCACCTCACTGTTGAGGTGAGTGAAACTCACAGTGTTATAGCAGGGCAAATACAGATAGGGACATATAAGAATAAATCCCAAAAAAAGCCCCGACCGAAGTCGGGGCTTATATACTAACTGAGTCTATCAAGCTGCCGCTCATATTCCTCCAACGCAGCGTACACCAGTTGTAATTCATCCAATACGTCCAACACAATATCCCCATTCATACTATGCCTCCAATGCTGCCAGAGCTCTGTAATTGCGCAATGAAAACTTGGCCGAGTTATTGCGCACAGGTGGCAGATCGATTCCGGCGGCTCGCAGACGCATTTCCATTTTCCATAATGTGGTGGATGCCATCCCTAGAATCTTCGCAGTCTCTTCCTGAGTGAGCCCTTTCTCTACACGATAATAGATGATCTTCTTGAAGTCATCCTGCAAAAGCGGAAACAAACTCACAATTGTTTTGCCTCTGGCAAGCGGCGGATTTGTCGGTCTCTGGAAATAGCGGTTAACCAATTCACGCTGCACCTGCCAGCTCAGATCATCCGTCAAACTCTTCACCAGCATCAGATAACCGGACTCCGTGAAGACGTTGAGATTGGTGATCGTTTTAGAGGCGAGCATAAATTTTCGACACGCCTTTTTCCCTCTAAAAAGAAAATAATCTACGTTTTCTTTGAAGTGCTTACGATTGTTTTTGAAATTATCTCGAAGTGATCTTTGCTCTACATTGTGAACCTGTGCAATATCTGCATAAGTTACCACTCTTTTGCCTGCATACTCCCGGACTGGCAGGCTGCTGCCGTTGATCGTTACCAGATCATGTCTCATTACAACCTCCGTTGTTTAGACAAAAAGCCGAGTTCTGTCACGCCCAACGGGAGCGTCCGGCGGTCGCCCAACCGGAGAACTCGGCTTCTATTTAACACATTTCTGTACACAAAAAAAACACTTTTTGAAAAACACTTTTTGAGAGCTGTGTTAGGCTCCCGTTGTTATGACAGTTCCCAAAATCTGGATTTGGGAACGAGATGTCAAGAAGTTTGTCTGTTTTTACCTTGTGGGAACAGATACTGTCCTTTGCGGAGATCATCCAGTATAGCACGTGCTATACCGTATCCAAGAACGTTTTGCTGCTCCTGGTAGCTGCCTCTTATTAGTATTTCCTGAGGGATCCTTTCAATCTTTTCATCAATATGTTTCACATCAGGCTGTCTGGTTATTTCCCCTGGTCTTTTATAGTTATGCACTACCTGCAAGCCGGCAGCCAGATATTCAAAGTATTTATTCGGCAGACTCGCAGTAAGTTCATCGGTTATATCGTGCCATAATATTAACCCTATATCATATTGGCTAAGCTCATATACAAGCTTCTGCGGCGGTACCGGCTTATGCAGGGTATAGTTACCATCGTAAGCCCAATGGTTAAAAGGCACATAACTAGGATAGACATGCAGATCAAATCGCGTGCTGTACTTTTCGAATAGCGGTGCCAGAAAACGTTTATCCTTAACATTATCACTAAGAGTTCCGGACCACACAGCAGTCAATTTACCCTTGGACTTCAATTTAGTTCTTAACCTGTCCGGCACCAGACTGGGCACCAGCCCGTTGTAGATCACAGTGCTTTTGTCTTTAAGTTCAGGGACCAAAATCATTGCCTGGTATAACTGTGTATTACTGATGAAAATAGCAAACCCGCATTGCCGCAAATTGCTAATCTCACTTGCAAATTTCAGGTCATGACTTTTCAGATCTCCCACACACTGCACTATCGGAATATGAATATTATCGGGAAGAACCGAAGGATTGAAACTTAAAAAAGCATGATAAGAGTTTACGTCAATCTCGTCTATATGCCGGATAGGCACAGGAAATTTTAAGCCATTTAATGTTCTGCCGGTATTGGCAATAGTAATATCGTGTCCCATGTCAATCAACGTCTCGGCATACTTATAAAGTCGGATAGCAGGTCTATATTGAAACAATATTAATTTCATCTTTCTCCTCTTTAATCTCATAGTTTATCTCTTTTATTTTCTGTCGTTAGTTTTTCTCACCAATTGTTTTAATTTTTTATAGCAGTTTTTCATAAAGGCCTTTCCACATTTTAGCTACTGTGCTGTAGCTGTGGAAGCTGTCACAGAATTCTTTTGTGTCTCGACTTATTTGCTTTAAATTACCATCTATTGCTCTGCGGATCGCATATATACAAGCATTTACTGTCGGTTTGCGGAATGCTATTATAGGATGATCGCGAGTGATCTTCCCGTTACTCTGCTTAATCGCCTCCTGACTGATATGGCATATTGTAGGAATACCAAACTGCATCGCTTCCAATGCCGCATTACCGTAAAATCCTACTCCTGCCTGATCAAAAAAGATCTGAGCAGACTTCTTCATTTCTACACATTTTTGAAAAGGAACCTTATGAATTATTTTAACGTCGAATATCCTGCCCTGTGCTCGCAGTTCTGCCGCTGCAGGTAAAAAGATACTGTCTGTTCCTTTTTTGCGTAAATTGGACGGCGAATGGGCTACTGTGAGCTTTCTAATTCCCTCACGAGTGTAGCCGTAATTGAAAGTCGCTTGAACATTCTCACAATCAATTGCATGCTGAGTATATATCCCCTCATATTCCGGATAGTTCAGGTCCGGTGTAAGAGCTGTTCGCAAATCTGCTAACATATATTCACCCATCTGGTAACTTGCCAGAGCTGCATCTTTGCAAAATGCTTCTCTGCGGAATTGACTGCCGCCAACTGTTACTACTATCTTCTTGTTTTCAGGTATTTCCAGAATTCCATGCCAGTCTCTGGTGGGAGGTTCATCGCCCTTAAAGTGTATTATATCTGCTTCATCAACCATCTTCTGCACGTTGGCAAAAGCCCTTTTCTGTAATTGTCTTAAAGTCTTAACCTTTTTAATTCTGTCCTGAATACTCATTGCCACATCGTTTTCTATCTCCACCTTACGTACCGTCTCAGCGAAGACATAATCGGCATTATAGACAGGATAGCCATAAGTCACAAGATGGATCTCGTGTTCAGGATAATGTCTTCTAAAAGCATCTCTCATTCTCATGCCGCTACCGGCATAATCCCTTTCACTCAACATTACTATTTTCATTTATCCTCCTAATGTTATTATTAATATCCCGACAAAGAGAAAGATCCAATCCTGCCAGGGATGTCGTGGTATTACTATCAATCCATTTAAAAAATCCCAATCTGATTTTTTCGGAAATAACCTGTTATAAGATATGTAGTTAAATACTCTTTCATAGAAGAAGATCCCGGTTAAGGTAGCTCCTGTCAGTTTGATCAGCAGCTGACTAATAGGTGGGTGCCAGAAATAAGTGCTGAGTATTATGCCCAGGATACCAACATTCTCACCCAGTACACGCCAGGTATGATAACAGGCAATTCCGCAGCCAGCTACCTTTCCTGATCGTATTAGTTTAATATATTCATAATTATAAAAAAAATCATATTCTCTCCTACATCACTATAGCTGTTTCTGTGCGACACTTCCAATGGAACGGTGGAAAAGGTGTATGTGCTCCACTCACTCCAGTCGGTTCATCACTATCATTATAAATTACATCCTTTTCACTCACCCAGGGAGCTAATGATTTAATCTGTTCTCGGGCTTTATCCAGACTGCCTTCTTTCATTTCTACAGCCAAAAGCTTATCCCTTACTTCCAGGGCATCCTCCAGCGGATATACTTCACCTTTGCTCACCAGCGCATAACAAATGTCACTCGTGCGATCATCCATGGGATTGATCAGAATATACCCGCGTGCTCCTGCTTTCTCATATCCTCGCAGCCTGCCGAATTCTCTGATACGAAGAGATGTATGCTCTGCCAATCCCTGCCAGTATGGCCGCCCTTTGCTGGTCAACTCACTGAATTGACCTTTCAATACATCAGTAAGTTGGCGCATGGTATAACCTCTGTCTATTGCCTTAAAAACTTCATCTGAAAACTTTTGGGAAAGATCCGCATTGAAATGTTCTCCTATCCAAAAAGACTGTTGTTTCCCGAATATGGCTGTCTGGCGCTGTTCATCTACGCCATAAAGTCCTATACCAAATTTGGATCTAACTTCCTTTTGAGCATCATTCAATCCATACTTAAAGCTCTTCTCTATAAAGGTTTGTGTTTGTTGTCGAACTGCGGAGCTGAATTCCTCACCCAGTTTCACATTGATTGTTTCTACCAGATCATCAAGAACGGCAGGAGTAAGTTTCTGAGTTTCTTTAGTTGCGATCAACATACGGATTGCCTGTCGGCTGGATTGTCTCACACTGTCTTTCCAGGCATTATTCAAAACCTGGTAATATTGGAACATCAAGTCATCGTAACGGCTCATCACATTCTCCTGAAACGTGCTTTACCGCGACGCGGATTATATCCAGGGAACTGCTGCAGCCAGCCTTCGGTTGCATCCGGACCGTCCATAAATCCATCGGGATACGCCAGAAACTGCTCTTCCAGAGTCTTCACATCCTGCCCGTCAGGAAAGAGTATCTTGCCCTGCTCAATAATCGTTTCCATGCTTTCGATCCGTTCGGTTTTCTTGCCTGTGTTGTCATATTTACGAATCTTATGAGTGATGGAAGGTAACCCTTTTGCCTGGCAAAACAGATCGAAGTCTCGAATGAAATATCTGTATTGAGAGAAATTGCCTTCAACATAAGCTCGAAATCTGCTGCCAAATTTTTCGGAAAGCTCTTGGAATGCATCATAATAAGCACGGAAAAAGGCTCCGTCATTCTCCTGACGCACTCTCAAATTAGTTACGTAGTATTTTTTTTCATTGCGAAATCCGCCTAAAAAAGCCTTATAGCAAGACTTCTCACCAGGAGCAAGATCCGCATATAGCCTGGCAAAACATCCCCTTGTTTTAGGTAATTGCCGCCAGCGCTTAAACCATTCAAATTTAAAAATCTTGCCTTCGATTATCTTCTTACCCATCATCTCTCGCAGATAATTAACCTGCCCCATATCCTGACGCATTTTTACCAGTTCAGCATCAGAATATTGCTCTGGCCATACGGAAGTTCCATCCGAACGTTCCACCGGATATCGCAGCATTATTTTGCCGCCACTGCGCAAATGTTTTACATCTTTCATCTCCAGTCCGGGTCGCTCCGCTTTCATCTCATCAAATAGAAGATCCTCGAATTGGCAGATTGCCAGGTTTGGATGAGTCAGATTGCCTTTCCAGGTACAGATAAAATCATTCTCCGGATTCTTGCTGCCGAATATAGCTCCCAAAACCTTATCCAGCTTTCTTTTCCCGATAGTATAATTGCCAATATTTTCATCCTTATCAATATCATCCACGTCCACCAGGTCAACTCGCTTTCCGGTTTTAGGATTGAGAGATCCTCGACGAAACTGAGCAATTGATCTGGCGCGGATACGGGCTTTGTTTTTCAGATAGAAATCATCTTCTTTTCCATCGATGATCTTCATTTCCGGAAAGTCGTTTTTGATGCGAACGTTATTCTCTAATTCATTCCAGATCAAAAACGTTCGCTCTTCACTTATCTCCTGATCAGCAGAAACACATACTGCATAAATTACACCATTGATCAGTTTCCAGATTGTATAAGATGGACCAAAAAGCATCGTTTTTGAGAAGCCGCGGTAACCGGTAATTCCAGTGATGCCATTTATATTAGCCTCAATCTCGTTAAAGCAATTAGAATGATCTCTGGAAAATGGTTTTGTGACTATATGAGGCAAGTATGTCTGGCAAAAGAATTTAAAAGCTTCCCAGCCTTTGTCGGTTACTTTCTCTACTCGGCTGGCTTTGGCTGCCGGTGTATCCTTCTCGAATGGTCGGATCGATGGTGTCTTGGCTGCAATTTCATGCAGCCGCTTCATTTGAATCTTAGTGAATTCGTACATATTTCTTCCTTAACCATTCACTGAAATCAAGTAGCGAAGCCTGATAATGTTTTCGAAGAACATCGTTGCCCGTTTCCAGACAATAATTGATAACCTCACTCTGAAATTTCAGAATATATTCCAACATTTTCCGGTCCGGTTTTCGACGTTCCAGATAACCTTTCAGCATACTATTCAGGGATTGCAGGTCTTTGTTTTGTGGCTCGGTTTTAAACCTTTTCAGTGCTTGTAAAAGAGCTTCATCTGCTGCTGTCTCGATCTCTTCCTGCAGGTTTTTAGCTGTCTCGGCTTTGGTAATCCATTTGCCTTTTTTGATCCATCTTTTAATCGTTCCTTCCAAAACCTGAACATGCCGTGCAATAGTCTTGGGTTCAGTGACACCATTTTCAAACAGCTCCTGTGCTATTTTTTTGGCATCACGATAGAATGTAGCATGTGGGCTTCTTGTTTTATTCATTATTCCTCCAGGGGATTTACTTGATTTTTCTCAGTCCATTTATTCAGCACATTACCCTTGATTCGTATACAACCACCAACTCCATAGGGGCGAAATGCCGGCAGTGGATTATCTATGTCATTAATCATACGATATATGGATTTTATGCTCATATTCCAGATCTCAGCAACTTCATCAGGACGGTAACTTCGATCATCTCTGAATAATTTTTTTCCCATTCCTGTAATCTCCATACTCTATTTTAATTTTTTAATTTCTTTAGTGGTCAAACCCTGCTGGGTATTGATGGGAACTCTTTTCCTTTGACGTCTGGTTTTTAACCTCTTATTTTTATTTAGTGCCCAGAATATCTTCCAACTCCATTTTAACCTGTATTTCAATGGCGCTGCGCACATCTCGGCTATTAATTGTTGCTCTATATCTGTGCGATATTTACGCACTTTACGTCTGATTTTTTTCGGCTTCATATTACCTCATTTTTTTTGTGTCGTTAGTTTTCTCAGGAATTGTTTTAAATTTTTCAGCCTGTTTTTTATCACGCATTTTTTTTCGATATGCAGCCGCTTCTTCCGGTGTCATTTTTACTTCTTCCTGGTTAGATTCCTGTTGTTTAATTTCTGCTTTCTGTTTTTTTATTTTTTTATCTCGTTGCCAGAATGCCCATTGCGTGCGATATTTATCGAACTTTCCAGGTCTGTAGAGAGTTGATGGATGCAGATAATTGATCATCTTTTTATCTTCCAGCCAGTGCAGCACCTTAATTTCATGAACCTTCTGAAAATCTTCAAATTCAAAGCCGTCATTCCGGCGCGCCACGATACTGGCTTTTGTCTCCTTGCTCAGCCGGTATTCGATACCGGTGCGCTGATGTAGATCTTCAAGCACCTTACGGCAGAATTTTACCACGTCAATATCACCAGTGAAGCTGCCGGATCTCTTCCTCTCTCGCCGGATCGCTTGATCATACCAGGCATGCAGCTTCCGTTTTGTTTCCAATTCTCCGATCAGTCCAATCAATTCAGCGTGCTTTTCTTTCAAGGATTTCAATTATATTCCCTCGCAAACAACATTATCCACTTCTCCCCAATCCAACGATCTGGCTTTGGTGAATTGTTATTTCTTTTTTTACTTTTTTACCGATATCCACAGTCCACCAGGGTCGTTCACCTTTCCAATTTTCTATCGACATCCTGTGGATCAGCTTGCCGGTTATAATTCTTTCGGAATTCAGTGTAGCTCTGAATTCGACTATATCACCTTCTCTCATCTCTCACCTCTCATTCATCTTAACAAAATAATGCGGAACCGGCGGTAAAAAAAAGGCAGGAGTAATACCTCAAAAACCCGCCGGCACCTCTCCGCATTATCATTATAAAGCACTAAAATTCAATGGAATAGATTGTAATTTTCCGTCTTCATTACGTGCTCGAAAATTGAAGTAGGTTTTGGTAACATCTACCTTGATGCTGTCTTCAATCAGAGTCATAGCTTCTTTCCATTCTTTGTCTTTGATCTTCAACTCTCGCAGACTCTTCAGTTGATGAACATCTACATTACCTTTTCGATCGACCTTGAATGCTTTATTTACAAGTGCTATAATGTTATCATTAGCACCTGAGCTCCATTTCTGAATACATTGATCAATCTTTGCTTTGGCGATATTCAGGCGTTCATCCGCTACGAAATGTTTGCTGATCTTCACTTCAATCTGTTTCGTTTTATCAAAATTATAAAGTGTTGTATTGCCTTCAAATTCGCCGGCGTTGTTTTCTTTTGATATCTCATCCAGATATGTATTGATCCCATCAGCTATTTTCTGCTTTTCAGAGACTATCTTCTCATGTAGTCGCTCTACACGATTGTGAATTTTCTCTACCAACCGGTCGCTTTTCTTCTCGTGTGAGAAGATCCTGCTTTGCGGAATTAATTCACCTTCCGCATTCCTCCAATACTTCTTGCCGCTTTTCTCAAATATCTCTGCCATCGTTCCCCCTAATCTTTTCTCTCTATTATTGCTATAGCTTCAATCTCTCCTGGCTGAATATACCTTATTGAACTATCCTCCAGGTAGAAATCCTCTTCTTCCTTATTATACTTGACGCAACTTTTTTCCGGACGGTAATAGGGTGTCGCAACTACTGCCTCATCTCCATCTTCAAGAAGATCTAATATCTCATCATTCATCTCGAACCATTTGCCCAGCGGATACATTTCTACTTCCTCTTTCTGTACAATTTCCGGATTATTTTTGGCAAAATCTTCTGTTACTGGTGTGTCATCTACAGCTAATTTGTATATCGTCATGGTCTTTCTAATCATTGTAACTCCTAATTCAGATTTGTTAATCGCTTAGTAATTACATCTGTAACATATGATTTAAGTGTATCGCTGACTACCCTTTCCAGATCCTTCTCAAGTTCTGTCAGGTTGATTTCAATCTGGATTATTAAAGGTGGAACAAATGCCGATTCAGAAGTCGCGTCATAAGTCGATTCCTTCTTCTGATCGGTCTTTATGATCTTCCTCTGTTTATTGATATGGTATCCTACTGCCTGGGTACTACATCCGTATTTTGCAGCTATTTCAGTATAGCTCATTCCTTTTTTGTGGCATGCATAGATCACAGCTGAATCTAACCCTTTAACTTTTGTCTCCTTTTTAACTTTCTTCATTTCGTTACCCTCGCTTTCATGGTTTTCATAATCAAGCCGATAAGCCTGATTGAATTCATTGATTACTTTTCTCTTGTACATATCATGGATATCACCCATTTAGTGCCTTCTTCTGGTTGTTAATATAACGCTTATAACCTTCCCTGACGCAGATGATACAACAGTTATTAGACTTATATCGCAGGCTTTTACCGGTATTAAGATATTCGTGATTATTCTTACATAATTTACCAAGTTGTGTTTTTCTGTGGAATGATTTAAGCCCGGTCATTGCCATTATTTTCCTTTCTAATATAATTCTTCAGCATGTTGATGGTGGCCCGTCTCTCTGACTTATTCAGAATATTCCAATGAGATTTATAATATTTCTTAATCCAATAATGCTGTAATCGTGACATTGTTCGGGCAGGCCAGGCTAATTTAGCTAAATACCACATATATTTGCCACCCGCATCAAATTTTGTCATTCCGTTATAGCCCTGAATTTCCAGCAGCTCATTGCGCAGCTTCACTAAATGAAACCAGTCAAGCTCCCGCAGGGATCTCCCATAGCCCCATTTTGCCATCAGATCGTGAAATTCGTCGTAATTCCAGCCGTATTTCTTCACAGATATTGCCATAATCTTCTGACGAATATGAGCGAATTCAGCAGTAGATGGCATTATATCCTCTCATCATATGGTATTATGCTATCCAAAAAAGGACGCTGTCGTTCTTGTTTAATCACTTTTTTGCCAATTTTCAAAACATGAAGTAGCTCTTTTTTGATGGTTTTTGCTAATCTCTGAGCTGTTATTTCTTGATTGTTGTTTTCTAACCCGCGATTTTTCATCACTTGCCTAACATACTCATGAGAACATCCCACTTGTTGAGCAATCGCACGAAGACTGGTATAGCCTTCCGTTTTGATTTTATGTTCTACTTTATCACTTAATTCGGTTTCAGGTGACTTGTATTCATTCCTTATTCTTTTTTCTTTAGGCTTACCTTTCCATTGCCAGAAAAAACGAAGATTCACTACCCGCTGAACTTCCAGTGTGCCTTCATCGGTCATTTCTTTGAGAAGTTTCTTGGTATATGTTTTTCCTATACTACACATTTCGCTGGCTTCCTGAGCAGAAAATGGTCTACCGATATTGAATGCCAAATTCTCCAGTCTCTCTTTATGTGTCATATTCCCATATCCTTCATTGTGATTACTTTTAGGTTCATTTCATAGGCTGTTACCTCGGCATCCTGAATGAAGTTCTCCACCTGCCGGAGATTGCCCTTAAATTTACTTACAACTTTCGCATATACATCCTTATCAAATTCTACTTCACTACAGCTTTTCATCACCAGAGCTACATCAGCAGCACTGTTAGAAATAAAAGGTACAAACTCACATCTGCCGAAGTAACGAGGATTGTAAGCTTCTAATTTTTGACGTGTGTCGTGCTCGCCGATCAGAATGATCTGAGCATGTGCTTCATCACGCAGATCCCGAATAGTCTCAATGATCTCATATTTACGAAATTGCATACATAGATTCATCTCATCAATGGCAAATACCTGGTTCGGCATTGCCTTGAACATCTCAATACAGGCATCTTCCAATTTGGCTGTATTGCCACGTAAAATCTCATTGCTGCCAGTATATATTTTATTCAGACGCTTATATACCTGCTGCAGAAAACTCTTTGCCGTTTCTGTAGCTCGAATACGATAGTAGCACCAGCCATTAGAAAAAGTTCGATTGTAACTATAGAATGTTTTACCCAGCCCGGTATCCCCATATATCACAATCATACCCGGCTTTTCCTTGCTTTTCAGGCGGCTAATCACCTTATCAGCTTCAATTACATTTTTTGTGCTCACTAATTTAGTCCTCATTACTTTCCTCCTATTCCTAATCTTTTTAATGTTCTATCTACTTTATCTTCAGCTTCTTTCTCATGGTGATGGCAAGACTCAGGCTCCGGATCCTCTTTCTGATTTATTATGTCATCCAGCCATGAATCATCTTCTTCCGGCTCTTCCTCAAACTTCGCATCGATGATATAACTCAGATCCGGCAGCGGTTCTTCTTTCTGAATATCTTCCACAACCCGTTTCATTTTTTTAGTAGCTGATGAGATCTTCCCAAATTCAGGATATTTCTCGATCTCGTTGATTCTTTCCTGGATCAGATCTTTCTTGTTTTGCCCTATATCACTATCCAGCAGCTTGATCAATTCCTTCTGAGATAACCTCTTAATGTCAGTTGCCAGAATCTCTTTTTGAAGTTCTATAGATTTACGTTTATAGGTTTTATTGGCTCTTATTGCCTCTGCAGATATTTCATCATCTACATAGGATCCTTTCTTTACAATTACTGCCGGAGTGCTCATCTCCCTGCCGTCCTCATTGAATACGCGCAAAGTGCTTAAGTCATTCACGTTATAACCGATCTTAACTTTCTTAAGCACAGAAAAAGCCGGATGCTGGTACATGATATCACCAAATAATTTGATGTATCCATTGCGAGGAGTAAGCTCTTCCATCCATAGAGCTTTATATTTCAACTCTTCAGATGATAATTTCTTGCTTATATCGGTCATTTGCAGATATGCCTCTATAGGAGAATATCCCTGCAGACTCTTCTTCTTCCTATTATTATAGTATTCGATGTGCTTGCCAATCTCAGTTACTATCCAATCCCAATCCGGAATGTTCAGCTTCTTATCATTCAGGATAGCTTTATTGGTCCGTTGTAAATGTTCCGGGCGGTCATCAGGTGATTTACCTACATACACATCGGCAAATCGTGGCTGAGTCTCTAATTGACGGAAGATGTGATAGTGAGCAGCCTCTATTTGCTTGCCTTTGGAATTGCCCGGAGTTACAAATTTTATTCTCTCCAACCCGCAATCGAAGAATATGCCGTTTCTCCCGTTCATACTATATTCAACTGCCCGTTGTTTTAACTTCAGATATTTCTTCCGGGTTTCATTTTCCAGAATGTATTTGGCACATAACTGTTCGTTATAAATGCCTGATGGATTGTCAGGCTGTAAGATCTTCGGAGCTGGGAACTTGGTCATCGCATCGTACCAGGCTGCAGCTATTACATCAGATCTTTCAGAGAAAGAAATACTGAAGCCTGTTACGCAGGTGGTGGCTACATCATAGAAATATACAACTACCGGCTTGGTTAATCCTTCACTCAGCCAGGGATTTCGGACCAGTATCTTCAAAATATAACCGTCATATTGCCAGACGTTCCCCGGAAGTGCATCATTTCGCCTGGGAATGTATGGCATCAGATTATCAAGTGTCTTTTTGCCCTGCCCGTGAGCTATTAATAACTTTTGTCGCTCTTTTACATCTTTATAAAATTTCAGAAAGGTCGGATAGGAAGGAAGTGCCAATGTCTGGCTGCGCTCCCGGTCCTTACGGCTCATAGATTCAATATGATCCACTAATTGATTATAAAGATGAGCAGCCTTTACAGCCGGCTGGGTTAATATCCATGTATTTGCCAGAGCATAAAATCCGGAAGCTTTTACCGGCTTCCTGCCTCTGTTGCATTTTCGATCAGGAGCCAATACCGATGTCCTGCGTCCGGAATTTTCCCATTTACGGTGATTGCGATACAGTGTTTTTACGGATATCCCGCCCAATACCTGATGCTCTTCTTCCAGAATCTCACCGGAGCGAAGATCATTAAGGAAACGACGGTCTGCATCCTGCTTGCGGATGCATTGTTTTATCCCGTCCTCGCGGTAACGCAGCCAAACCATAATCGCTTTTTCCATAGAATAGGCATATTGACGCTGGTTATTATTCAGTAACTTCATGCCGGTATCATCTGAATTAGATAATTGCTTCCACTTCTCCTGTGCCTCAATCGGAAGCGATCGAACGTCCACCAGAGTCCGAATACCTCCCCCGTCTTTGGGTTGCTTCATGGAAATGACCTGATTCGATGTTATTTTTCTAAATACTGTCTTTCTTGACCAATTCGTAAGTGTCCCAGTGGTTTTGGCATCTATAAAGAACTTAACTTCTTTATTTATCAAGGCTTTATCTATACCAACGACAGGTGTCCCAGTGGGTGACCCAGTGCACTGGGTCATGTCGTTGGTCGGAGCTATCTCTTTATTATTCAAATCTTTAGCTGTTTTTGTTAATGTCCCAGTGGGTGTCGTTGGTCTGTCGTTGGTCTCCGGTAAGTCTTTAATTTTCATACTTTTAGGTGGTGTCGTTGGTCTGTCGCTGATCGAAATGTCGTTGGTCGGGTTGTTTTTTGTCGTTGGTCGGATATTTTTGTCGCTGGTCTGTTTTCTGTCGTTGAATTTCTCAGGAATTGTTTTAATTTTTTGAGGTTGTTTATTTTCTTCATGAATGCACACTTCCCAGACAAGACCATTCCCACCAACACCAGGAATTTCCCGCGCTTTCAGCTTGCCGGAACTGATCTGTCGCTGTACTGTCCTCACCGATATACCAAGCATTTTAGCTGCCTCTTTTGTACTTAACCACATATTATCCCCCTTCTAAAGAAAAGGGCCGGCGGCCAAACCGGCCCCCAGGGGATATAGTGCCGGACGCCAACCCGACCTTATACTGGCGAAATTAAAATGTTTCATATCCCCTCTATCATGTCCTAATTTAATATATCCATAGGACCTGCTGATCCTTGGTTTCATCCTCATCTACGTGAATATAGGTCTCATCGTAATCAATCCCGATACGCGTAAATCCAGCAAACATCAATGACCTTACGATTATAAATAGCTCTCTGTTGTCTTGAATTCGTATATCTGCAGCACAACATTCATGTTCTGGTGTTGATATGTGAGAAGATGTGTCAGATCCACCTTCAATCTTATTATGCTTCGGACAACGACATATTGAATTGTAATTGAATGGAATGCCGGCTACCATGCGTGCTCTATACAATCTTTTAAGGAAAGACTCTTTAATATAGCTGCTTCCGCAACCACATCGACAGGTTATTTCCGCCTCGGTTATTTCCGGATTATACCTGGAGAAGTTCATCTTACCTCCAGATCCTGAATTCGCTGGTGTAATACCTGCTGATCTCGCAGCGCTGTTTTATATAAAGATTTAAATTTATTGCGCCAGTAACGGGCTTTATTAATTGCCATGATAGCTGCTATTACTAATACTATATCTACTATCGATCCCAACATATTATCCTCCTGTTTTTATCTCTATTTCTTTAGGACCTAAACCGAACATCCATGCCTGGTATTGCTTCTCTGATTCGATATAGTGTTCTATATTGTAATTGAATTCTTCGGAATAGCAGTGCCAGCATTCGTTATTTTCTATGTGATTTAAACTGTTACATCTCCGGCATAGCTTATACCATTCCGGATGCTGCATTACGTCATAAAGGATCACTCTCATGCGGATCCTTTTAATGCCTTACTTATCAGATCTAATTCCGGCTGAAGATAGGCAATAATCTCGTCCTCTAACTTTTCAGATCTAATTGTACTCTCACCGCGGATCGCTTTATTCACGCTGGTGGGTGATCTTCCCAGTTCCTTTGCTAATTTGTTCCTATTGAAGCCCTTGGCGGCTATTGCCGCCTGTATCTCGTTAGGCTTGTAACCCTTCATGCTCACCTCTTAATTATTATTTTATTGACATTTTATTCTTGCCGCTCTCTTTTTGAGCGGTGATTATAGTGCAAAAATTATAGTTTTAGTTATGCTGTCAAATTATTTTTATAGTTTATATCCATTATAACATCACTGGGGGGCGATAAATGCATATTGGCAAAAGATTTAAACAAGTAAGAAAAAAACTCAGTTTAACTCAAACCAAGCTCGCTGAAGTTATTGGTTGTAAGCAAGCTACAATAGCAGATTACGAAAGAGAGAGAATTTCGCCCTCTGCTAAAGTTCTTTCAATTATCTCTAAAAACTATAATATTAACATTAATTGGTTACTAACTGGATCCGGTGAAATGTTTCTATCACACCAGGGCCAGGCATCTAAATCTGAGTCTAGTAATAATGTACCCGCGCGCGCGCGTGAGGATGAGATTAAATTACTCGAAGTTCAAATAGCAGTATTAAAAAATAATATTACTGTACTTCAGGATGAGTGTACTCAGTATGAGCAGCAAAATAAAGAGCTCAATAATCAACTTATGCAACGTTTTCAAGAATTAATAGACACTAAAAACCAGCTTATAAAGGCACTTTCCACTTAATTGTCGTTAGTTTTCTCACGAATTGTTTTAATTTTATACCACTATTTTCACTTAAATATAAATTTCTCACGAATTGTTTTAATTTTTTTAGTGTTTTTAAAATTAATTTCTCACGAATTGTTTTATTTTTGGCGTTTGTCGTTAGTTTTTCTCACGAATTAATTTATGTCGTTGGTCTGCTTATGCTTTTATTATCAGTCACTTAGCTATATTTAGTGTTTTCTCATGTATTCTTGTTCCCTTTAA